CGGCAATTTGCCTATATTTAGTGTTAGGCAACGTGCTTTACTTTGGTGGAATGAAATGAACTTAGAAGAACAGTTTTACGTGACCATAGAGCATAATGACCTAATACAAGGCGACTGCACCAGACACCCACACACATTGACAGGTACAGAGATTGAGATTATTTGGAGGGCGCATGTTGCCTAACTAGTAAATATACGTAATACAAGTTTATGTAAAATAATTAATTAATAATATCATGTTAGAAGATGAAATATTAGAAGAACTATATAGTTTACCTCAAGAAACATTACATAAAATATTACAAGAACTTGTAAATGAATTATTATGTCCTGTTTCAAGAGCAAAATGGAAAAAAATAAGAAGTGATAAAAGATGTGATAAAGCTATTTATAATCAAATAAAATCAGGAAAGATAAAAAATATAGATATAGCGGGCCGGAGATTACCTTATGTAAATTGGAATTATTTATAAAGATTATAAATTACAATAAAATGTAACATTGTATTACATTTAGTTGTATATTTGTTTAACGGTAAGTATATGAATAGTGGCGGGTGTAGCGAAAATCAGTTTCAACTTATAATTCCGCTGGTGAAATGGGTAGAACCTACATACACCGACTGAAGCCCGCCATTTTTTATATTACCTTGTTAGCTGACTGGTGCGGATAATTTAGTACAAACTTTAATAAATGAACGAATGTAAAAAAGAAAAAAAAGGGAGGGAAAAAATATTAGTTTCCTTTTCAGCAGGAGAAACTTCTGCTTATATGTGCAACTTATTAAAAGATAATTATAGCGATAAATACGAGTTTATATTTGTGTTTGCCAATGTTGGAGAAGAGCATGAAGAGACTTTAATATTTGCTGATAAATGCGATAAGTACTTTGGGTTAGGTTTAATTTGGTTAGAACCTAAAATAATTCACGAAGCAGGGAAAGGCACAAAGCATACAATAGTAAACTTTGAAAGTGCCGAAAGAAGCGGAATAGGTGGAAACTTTGAGGAATACATTAAAAAGTTTGGAATACCTAACTACCAAAATATGACTTGCACAAGGGAGTTAAAAGAGCGACCTATTACAAGCTACGCAAGAAGTGTCGGGTGGAAAAATAAGGACTATAAAACCGCTATTGGTATTAGGTATGATGAAATAGATAGGATGTCAAAGAATAAAGAAAAACTTAATTTATTTTACCCACTTATTGAAATTAAGCCAACGACTAAAAAGGATGTAAACTCCTTTTGGGATGCGATGCCGTTTAGACTTGAAATTACTGGATGGGAAGGTAATTGCAAAACCTGTTGGAAAAAATCATTTAGAAAACTTGCAACCTGCTCAATTCATCATCCAGAATGGTTTGAATTTAATAACGTAATGATTGAGAAATACGACAACCACGTTCCCACAAGAGATAGAAATAAGTTAATCATTCCTATTAGGTTCTTCAGGGGAAACAAAACGGTTAAAGAAATATTTGAAATAGCAAAACAGCCAAAATTCAAAGAAGCTGATGATGAAAATAGACAATATGATTACCATACGCAAACGCAATTAGATTTAGAATACGATTGTGGAATTTCGTGTGAACCTTTTAAATGAGTTTGAAAAACTCAAAGTGCGAGGGCTTTTTTCTTTTTGGTCAAATTAGTAAACACTCGATTAAATGTAGAAACTAGCACTTGCACACAACTAGTAAACAAACCTAATACAAAAAAATAAAAAAATGATTTCAGACAAACAATTAGACAAATATACCCCGGATGAATTAGTGGAGTTATATTTTAAGATAAAAAAAATGTTAAATCCTGTATCTGTACCAGAATTCATAAAGCTAACAGGGATAAAGGAATGTCAAAAAACTATTTATAACAGAATGACAATTGTCAAGAACCCAAAATTGAAAATAAAACATGATAAATTATTCAGAGAACGAGCACCTTTTGCTAATTATTTTATTAAGACACGTTCTAAATAACAAAAAAAGTGTTAAAATATTTGCATTAAATTACAATATGTTGTAACTTTATTTAGAATTTAACGTATAATTAAGTAATAACACTAAAAATAAAGCAAAATGAAAAATTTAACAGAAACAATCAAAACAGAAGCCGAAAACTTAGGTATTGAAAAATTTGAGGTAGTTAATGAAGTATCTATAATGGTTGAAGGTCGTGAAAAATATCAGGTAGTACCTGAAGAAGTTGCTGAAACAATATTAGAAGATTTTAAAAACTATGATGGCTTTGAAGCTCATAGCTTTGATTTTAATGGTCTTACTTATTATTTTGTAAAACAATAAAATTACACTAAAAATAAAACATCATGAAAACAACGACATCAATCAAAAGGCTTATCGAAGAAGGTTTACTTTATGAATCTGATTATAAAAATTTTTTCACAAATGAAGAAGTTATCTGCGCTGCCGCTATTTTAGCTTATAAAAACGGTGTTAGAACAGAATATGAACTTTACCAAGTTATTTGTGATGATTGCGACATGAGCATGACTGCTGCGCTAAATAATATGGATATTGAAGAATTATTGCATTATGCTGAAATTCATTCATAATATAACAACATTTTATAACTAAAAATAAAGCATCATGATGAACTATTCAATTTACTTCAACAAAAAACAGCAAGAACAAATGACAGCATTGTTAGATGTTATTGCAGAAAAAGCAAAGTTACAAAATCAAGGTACTTGTACAATTCATGAAGATTTCTATAATCAAATTCATGAAATAAACCAAAAAATTACAGTAGTTTCATGTAATTATTATGACTGTGATGGTAGAATTGCCTTTGCGATGATTTTAACAAATAATTATGGTAACACAATCAAATTTGAAGGCAATGATTATAAAGGTTTTGTTTTCGGTGCACCTAGAGGCCATTTAAATAAATATTATAAATTAAGATGGTAACCCGCTTAGTTTCGCTTTATTCTAAGCGGGACTTGCCTCGCCTCGCCTCCTTCGGGTTGCGGGGCTTTAGCAGTAGTAATAACAATTAAAAATAAAGCAAAATGATATACACAATACAAAATATGAAAGACAGCATATCAGGCCACGGCACAACAAGTCAGCAATTATTAACCGATGCTGATGATGAGATTTTAAAAAGGGTTGCTGAAAGAATGGCTAACAGATTAAATGCAATGACAGACGAGCGGGTTGTGAATCTTTTTAACAAACAAAACGGCTTTAAAATGCGTGTATTTGCGCCGGGTATGTATTTTATACCTGATAATATTCAAAAATATTCATGTCAAATATAAAAAAATGACAAAGCAAGAACTTAATAAAAGAGAAGTAGAGATACATTTCAAATTGAAAAGCTTGAACTATATACATTTTGAAAGTTCACGATCTAAACAAACGAACTTAATCGAACAGGCATATATTATACGAAACCAAAAAACCATCTATGAAGATGAATATTATAAACAATTATTAAGCGAACCTAATAAACTAGAATCATGAAAATATTAATATCTTCGAAACATTTGGCATCAATTTTAAATGATATAGATTTTGAAAAAGAATTTGTAACAAGTGTATATTCTAAGAAGAATGGTATAACTATAGATACAAACTCCTGGAGTTATAATACAAACTGCGAAGTGTCAGAAGCTAATATTTCAGTTATTCAGAAAAATAAAAGGTGGGACCAGTTAAAAATATTAGTTAATAAAATAGACAACCAACCAATTGTTTTGAAATTATTTGAGAATACATTAAATGTAATAATATCATATTGATAAAAATAAAACATCATGAACCTATTTAAACGTAAATCCAAATACAAGTGCCATATAAGCGTTTTACCGAACGAATGTGAACAGGGGCTACTTGCTATGAAACAAGGTGCAATCGTAAGGGAGGGCTTAGATGAGATACCAGAATTAAAATATTTAACAGGGGCATTAATAGAATTATCAGGAATAGATACAATTTGTTTAAACTGAAATACTATGGAAACATTTCTAGATAAAAGAATAAACGAGTTAAAAACGTACAAATCACGTTTAGGACACCATCCAACCAAAACCGAAATTAAATATATAATATCTGAACTGGATAAGCTTAACAGGTATGATTTTAAGCCATTTATTGAAAAGCTATTTAAAGCTGTTTATCGTGCCGGGGTAATTGATTGCATAGAAAATGAAATAACACACGATAGCCAATACGATGAAGAAAAAGTATATAATGAATCAATAGAAATAATTTTAAGGGATTTATAAGGATAAGTAAATAATAATTAGTATATTAAACAATTAAAACTAAATAAATTATGGCAATAAATGCAACAAACGAAAGTAAACCAAAACAATTAATACCAATTGGTAATTATATTGCAAGATGTTATTCTATGATACATCTGGGAACATGTATTGAAAATATTATGGGTGAAGATAAAGTGATGAATAAAGTAATTATAACATGGGAATTACCAAATGAAATGCGTATATTTAATGAAGATAAAGGTGAACAACCTTTAGCTATTTCTAAACAATATACATTAAGTATGCATGAAAAATCAAACTTACGAAAAGATTTGGAATCATGGAGAGGTAAATCATTTGTAGAAGCAGAAGCAAAATGTTTTGATATTACAAAATTATTGGAATTACCTTGTATGTTGAATATTATTCATAAGCAATCAAAATCAGGAGTAACATATAATGCAATTTCTGGTATAACCAATATCCCAAAAGGGATAGAATGTCCACCTTTAATTAACAAGAGGTTTGAATTTGATTTTAATACCGGGTTTGATTTAGAGGTATTGGACAAGCTGCCTGATTTTATAAAAGACCGTATTAAAAAATCAGATGAATATAAGGCAATAATGAACCCTGAAAATACACAAATTGAATCAGATGACGATTTGCCACCGAGTGAAAAATTAACTATAGATGAATCACCAATTAAGAATGAATCAGAAGAACCAATATTTTAAAAATCATGAAACAATCAGATAATGTAATGTATTACGTTGATCAATTACCGTCAACAATTGAAAGTATTGAAAAATTTGAAGCACATTTTATATCAGAAATGGAAGATAAAAACCCGCTTCAAATAGCAGTACAGTTAAAAGCATTGGAAGAACTTGTTAAACGATTGCGGGCAAATAACAGGGTTCGTAATTATATAATGTCAGAAGTAGATAAATACCCGGAACAAATCTTTGAAAACAACGTGGCTAAATTTGAAAAGGCAGAAACTAATGTAAAGTATAATTATTCAAAATGTAATGATACTGTTATTAATGATTTAATGATTGAACAACAAGAACAGGATAAAAAGATAAAAAAACGTCAAGAGTTTTTAAAAAATCTTGATATTGATAATCCAGTTGCTGATACAAAAACAGGAGAAATATTAAACAAGCCTTTAAAAACGTCAAATTCATACGTTAAAATAACACTAAAATAAAAACTAAACAATCATGAAAAAAATAATAACAACAAATAGTAATTCAATTGCTATAATTGATTATTGTGTTGAAAAGATTTCAACTGAGAATGATTTAATTATTGTAGGTAATAAAATTAGGGATATAACATTTTATGAAGATAATTATTACCATTCAGCTTATAAAATAAGTTTTACATATTACAAGTTAATCAATGATGAAATTAAAAAGTTATTAAAATATAGGAAAAAAGTGACTAAGGATGATTATAAAAAAAATTATGATCTATTACCATTTTAAACAAAACAATCATGAAAAATATAATCATAATAATATTATCAATAATCTCTACAATTGTCATTTATTATTCAGTAATTGCCGTTTATTATTTAGTAAAAAATGGCAATGAGATGCAAGAGAAGGACGAAATTCACAAAGATTTATTAAGACAACAAATGAAATCAGCGTATTATTTCGGGTATTTTGCCGGGGCCGACAACGTACAATTCAGTCCTGATTGCAACCTGGACGAAGATGTTTTTAGATATGATTTTGACGAATATAAAAAAACTGTTATAAATAAATATAAATAGTAAAGAAATATATGATAATTTATAATGAAAAAATTTAAAGAACCGAATAAGAAATACGTTCATAAAAACTTGGATCAATTCAGAATATCTGAATACAAAACAAATATTCAAGATCGTAAAGATGTGATTAAAAAATTAGAAGAATATTACAGGAAAGAAAGGATCTTTTTTTAATTTAAAAAATAAGGTTATGAGAAATAAAAGAATTGTTAGGACACATTCCATGATTAGGAAAGTAATTTGTAATTATTTTAATCTTAATTATAATGATATTGATATTAATACACGAAAAAGAGAAATATGTGAGCCCCGTCAAATAGAACATACAATGATGAAAGTTTATACAAAAGCATCGTTAAGTGAAATAGGTGTATTGGGAGGCGAAAAGGACCATGCAAGTGTTTTACATTCTAAAAAAGCTATTAATAATTTATTAGATACTGATAAGGATTTCGTTATAAAATATAGAATAATACAAGATATGTTCAATGATGAAAAATTCAACCAGGTAAAAAATGTATTTATGAATATTAAAAATCACATGGATAAAAAAAATTATCTCATAAAGCATTATAAAGAAAATGAAAGGATAAGAGAAGAATCAAATTATGTAGATCAAGAATTATTATCAATAATAGGTAATTAATAAACTAAAACATTAGATAATAACATTAAATAAATTTGCAGATTAAATATAAATGATTAATTTTGCTTATCCCTTTTAGGGAATTTTTTAGGATTAAAAAGTAATAAAAAGATTACAATGGATTTGAAAGAATTAATAAAAAGTAAAGGATTAAAACAAAACTGGATAGCCGAGCAAATAGGTATAAACATTAACACCTTAAGGGCTTATCTAAATAATGAAAGAAACATGCCTCAAAATGTATCAGACGACATTAAAAAGTTAATAGGAGAATAAAAAAATTTACAATAAATGTAATAAATTAATTACAAATAAAAACTATAAATGGAAAATGTAGATACAAAAAACCAAGACAGAGCAGCTTTCGCTTGTTGTGATGAAGTAAATTACTTGCAAGAAGGATTGACAAAACGTGAATATTACGCAGGGCAAGCAATGGCTGCCATGATAGCTAATCCAAACATATTAAGACCACAAGAGAACGATAAAAAAGAAAGTGACTTACTAAAGTTTTCAGCCATTGCGGTTGAATATGCAGATGCTTTATTAAGTGCGTTGGCAAATGAAGCATAACGTTAAATGTATGGTTAGTGGCGGATTTAAGACCACGAACCTATCAAAGCGCGCAAAAGTAAATGAAAAGTAAAAATTTAATATTAACCACAGCACCCGCCATTAACTATACATATTGTTATGGTTTCGTGCTTTAATACAAATAATTATGAACGAATTTAAAGGAACAATCGGCAAATGGGAAATGGTTTTTGAAAGATATACCAAGAACCCCAAAAAGATATGTACAGGTGTTGGAATTATTACAGATATGGGAAGTGGTACATATTATGAAATGATTTGTAATTCTTTATTACCAAGCACGGATAAGGAGTATATTAAACAAAGTGAAAAAATAGAGGCAGATATGAAATTAATTGCTGCTGCACCTAAATTATTAGCCGCTTTAATTGAAATATCTGAGGGGAAAGGACGATATAATGAAGACAAATTAATTCATGCTTCAAACACGATAGAAGATATGATTCAATTAGCAAAAGAAGCAATCAACGAAGCTGTTTCTTAGCATGAACCATAACAAAGAAATAAACGATAAAGAAAATGGCTAAAGAATTACCTTATTTTAAATTTTTCCCCGGTGAATGGGTGACAGGTGATATAACAATGATGGATTTAAAGGATCAGGGTTTATTTATAAATATTTGTGCTCATTATTGGAATAAAAATGGATGTATTTCTTTGGAAAATATAAAATTAAGATTTAAAAAATATAGTTCTAATATAGATAGATTAATAACAGCGTCAATTATTAAAATAGATGAAAATAATAATTTAATTATCAATTTTTTAGATGAACAAATAAATGAATTTTTTGAATTAAGAGAAAAAAGAAAAAAGGCTGGAGCAAAAGGTGGATTAAAAAATAGTTCATGGAATGAAGTTGAAAGAAAAGAAGGGAATCAGCTTTATATTTTATTTATGAATAACAAAGAAGAATCATTTATTAAAATAGGTGTCACTGAGAAAAGTATTTCAAGACGTTATAGCATTAAACCTAAATATAAAATTATAACATTATATCAGTTATTTTGTGATAAACCAATTGAACATGAAATAAAATTAAACGATTTATTAAAAAATTATAAACACGAAACGCTAGATAAATTTCCTGGTTATATGGAATGTTATGATACTACATGTATTGATATAATTGATAATTATATGATAAATACTGGGTGCAAACCATTAATAAATCATAAGCAAATCATAAGCAAATCACATGAATTAAGAGAAGATAAGATAAGAGAAGATAAGATAAGAGAAGATAAGATAAGAGAAGATAAGATAAGAGAAGATAAGAGAAAAGACTTTATCGACAAAATTGTCGATTTATTCAAAGATGCTTATGAAAAGAATTTTGAATTACCTTATGAAATAACAAATAAAGGAAAAGAAAAAGGTTGCGCCGGGAAAATTTTGAAGATTTATAAAGATAAATGCCCGGAAGCAAATAGCGAAGAAACTTTAAAAGCACTTGAAATATATTTTAATTCATGCTGTCAGATTGAAGATAATTGGCTTTCACAAAACATGAGTTTACCAATTATACTAAATAAATTTAATGAGATAAACAAAATATTAAGAAATGGAAAATCAAGTAAAGGGGCAACAAATAAACAGCTTGCAGAAATGCTCGCCAATAAATTTGGTACAGACAGGAAGAAATAGATATGAGATGTCTATTTATTCAGGTGAATTGACCACAGAATGTGTTTTAAAACAGGTTAGCCGACTTAAAAAAGCATTTCCAGGTATTCCGGTTGAATTTTATGATATATTAACAGATCGTTTAAAAGAGTGTAATTTTAATGATAAAAGATTAATAGATTCTGTTAATAATGTAATTGATAATTGTAAATATCCAATACCTACTATTGCGGATTTTATTAGTTTTGATAAATTAGTAAAGTTATATAATTACGAAGCCATGTGCAAAAAAGTGAGCGAATGGGGCATTAAAGTGTGGAAGGAATATAAAAAAATTAAAGTTAAAGATAAAATGTATTGGTATGATTTAAGCGAAATTAATCAATAAGTTCAGGGATATAAAGAATACTATTGTAGTTAATAGAAATAAAAACAAATAAAATGGAAAAATCAATTGAAAAATCACAAGAAATAGCAGATAAAATTATACCAGTTCTACAAGAAGCTGCTAAGTTATTTATAGATTTACCTTATTTACGAGAATTTGAAAACACAATTAAGGAAAAAATAAGCATGAATCAATCAGCTTCCGTAATGGTTTATGCTGTTGGGGGTAATGCTGAAAAAAATATTAAGGAGCAACAATTTTATTTAAAAAGGTTGTCTGCTATTATTAATCTCATTGAAATATTGTATGAAACTGAATTGCACAGAATACATGAAAATGAAAATGACAAAAAAATCATAAGAGAATTGTTTGAATAAAGAATAAAAATTCATAAACAACAATTAAAATTATTTTAAATGCTAGACCATATTAAAAATTTAGATGAATTAGAAAAAGAAGCTAAACAAATAGACGAATATTTATCGATAACATGCTCAGAAGAGCCGATGCAAGCTCTTGAACGTGGTAATGATTTACTTGTGTATTTAGCACGAAGTGGCAAGATGGTGGCAGATGCTAAATATTGGCAAGATGAAGCGATCAATAACAGTATAATTCAAAAGTTAAAAGATCAACTGGATTTATCGCCGATGATATTAAAAAAATTTATAGAAAGTAATTGTAAAAGAGAGAATTATTTAGTAAATTGGTTGGATAGAATAAACAGGACATGTGTTCATCAGATTGATTTTTTACGGACAATAGTAAGTTATGCTAAAAACCAGAGATGATTTACAATTATCAATAGATATATATACATTTGTGTAGTTAACGACGAACAGACAGCGTTATGGGTATGTTTGCCCACCGCATAAAACTGAACTTAATTTGAAATACTTAACTTAAAAAAACAGTGCGATGGAAATAGGAAATATAGTTAAAATAGGTAAAAAATATTTTGAAGTAACTGGAAATTCATTATATAAATCTTATGGATTTTTAGAGGTTATAGCTTTAAATCACGATACAGCACAAGAAGTAAGGATAAATGCCGAAAGTATTGATTTAGTGTGGAGGCAAAAACCTCTACCGCTGTAACTAATATGATAATTAAATAATTAGAAATGATAACAGAAAACCAATAACGGATTTAAAGCACTATATTATGACAGAATTAGAAAAAGTACAAGAACAATTGGAATTGGCACTAAATGAAATTAAGGGCATTAAAGGTAGAAATGTTGAATTATTGCATGACTATGTTTTTGAAGCACATAGGTTAGTTAAAAAATTAACTATACCAGTTAATTAAGCTTATGAGATATTTAATAACATCACCGAGATTTGAGCCATTTTTTACACAATGGTTTACAGTAGAAAATAATTTAGCCGAAGACATGACCGTATTTGATTTACACTTAAACAAGTATATTAAAAATGGCATAGACTGGACTGAGATTGAAATAGACCATCTTTAATTGGCTATAACGGCTGGCGGTATGGGTATGTTTGCCCATCGCACAGCATCGGTCTTAAATTGAAATACAAAAACAGTAATTAAATTTTTTTATATGACACCAAAAGAAAAAATTAAAGAAGCAAAAAAGCTTTTATGGGAAGCCACAAAAGAACTTAAAGCAATAGAGACAAAAAAAGAACTCAATGAAGTATGTGAATGTGGACATAAGAGAAAATATCATTCAGTATCGCATAGTATTAATTATACTGGCGGGGTTTGTTCTAAATGTAAATGCCTTAATTTTTTAGAAGCACCTAAAAAAAATTTAATTACGGCGCAAACCGCAGAACCTAAATTGAAAAATGGCAAATTACCTATACCGCATGTTAGGGTAAGTGCTTTAATTAAACGCTTTTCGGAGTGGAATAACAAATATCCAGAAGGCAGAATTTATAGCATAAACTCTAAAGATGGAATGGAAATGATTAGGGAACTTGATGAACTTGTAGACGAAGCTCAAGAGCTGAATAAGCATTTGCCCTAACGTTGGCAATATGAAAAGTACGACAATTTAGTAGAAACATTGATTAAACGAACAAATAAAAATTATGAAAGCAATTACTAGAATTTTATTAGCTATTTTAATAATAGCAGCGGCATTTGGTGTAGTAATAGGTGTGTTTTGGCTTTTAGGAATAGCAGCTAATGCGGTTGGACTTATGCCATATATGATAGAAGGTGGTGGATTTGACGATATAGTTATGGATGGAATAATGACATTGTGCCTATTGATGTTGGGTGCATGTATGTTAGGATTAGTATTTTCCGTGGCGGAGGGGTTGAGATAATTTTTATTCCCCGAAAACCACTGACCCCGATTAAAAGAACGGACGTAGTATTTTTTATATTGCGTGTTATAAACTGGCCGTTCTTTTTTGGGTTGTGCGTTTGACGGCTTGTTTATAACTACTTTATATAAGTAATTAACAACTGTAACTAATATGATAATGAAAAGAAAACCAATAACGGATTTAAGTATAGAAGAAGCAAATGAAATATTAGACTTTGTTTACCCGGGAGATGACCATACTAATATTAGATTATCATTTATACCTGTGAAGTGTGAAAATGGTGAAAAAATAACAATGGGAGGAAGGTCAATTGTAGGAATAACTTACAGGGGGGGAATAAATAATGACGGAATGGTTCTTCATTTTGACAATAGCAAAGCAGTTTTGTGGCTTTATCAAAATGGGTACGAGATAGAGGAATTACTTAATGAGAATATTTGTATGAGTGAAATGCAATCTGATTTTAGTAACTTTGCACAAGAGGTTGAATTGATGTCAATAGGGGAAGATGGATTTAAAGATGGCTATAAACATAATTGGAATCTTGATTATGTAAAGAAAAAATGCAAGGAATTACTTGAAAAGTATTATTATAAGTTTTAAAATAAGTTATGAAAATATTATTACAAACAACAAAGTGTATAGAGAAAGAAGTAGATTGTCCATTTTATGCATATTGCCAGGAAGAGGATTCAGAAATATTTGTAAAAATAGACGAAAAAACCTTTAGTCAAATAATAATATTTCAATATGGCAAAGTAGAAATATATAGGGGCAATAATCATAATGAGATGGCTGCGGTATGGTATCGAAATAAAAGTAATAAAGAAAAATGGATTGAAGCTGTAAAACAAGTTAAGCAATATATAAGTAATTTTAATTAATTATGAAAACAGAAAGAGAAATATTTATAGAAAGGATAGAAAGTTTCTTTGAAAATGGAAATATAACCAAAGCGCAGATATTTGATGCCTTTAATAAGTATGAGGATGCCATTGAAGATGAAGATGAAGATGAACCTTATTTTGGATGGTGTGATGTTGAAGGGTGTGAGAATGAAGGGTGTTCAGGGGGTATGGCGTGGGATAATACAGGTAAATATTGGACAGTATGTCACAAGCACTCACAACAACATCGGGAAGGAAAACCACAACCTAAAATGAAACAAAGCGCCATAGAAAGGGAAAACAGGAGGGATAAAGAAACCGGATTTTTAAAACTAGCAAATGAGTAACATTATATGTAAAATATATAGTCATAAATGGAGGTATAATTTTAAATGTATACCACGTAGGAGAAAATGTATTAGGTGTCATTTACAACAAAAAGCAGTATTTAATCGAGAATACAAAAACCTGCTTTATGATGAAATTATGACATGGAGAAATATTTGACAATTAGGAGGTTAAGAAAATTAATATAGAATAAACATTTAAAATGAAAAACAAAGCTATAAATAGTTATATGAAACCAAATAAGTATCATTCGAAAAAGGCAACATATAATGGATATACTTATCATAGCACTCTTGAAGCTAATTATGCAAGGCAATTAGACTGGCAGATAAAAGCAAAAGAAGTAAAATCATGGGAAAGGCAATATAAAATAGATATTACAGTAAACGGGATTCATATAACGAATTATTTTATAGATTTTAAAGTATATTATACAGATGGGCATGTTGAATATATAGAAATAAAAGGATTTGAGACAGATTTGTGGCGTATAAAATGGAGATTGGCACAAGCTATGTACCCTGATTATACATTTAGATTAATTAAATAAAGCAAGAAATAAATAACATAATTAAAATATACAATTGAAAACAGCAATAATAGATTACATAGAAGATTTTCTTATAAAAAATGGATTTGAGAAAACGGATTTTAATATGTTTAAAAATGATAAATGTTCTGTTATGGTCCCTGTAAAATGGGAATGTTATGAAGTGTATATATTTAAAGAAAAAGGTTCAATGTATACAGGTAGTCTTAAAATAAGTGAACTTGCAGGGCTATTGACATATAATGGATTGATGGATAAAAACTATAAACAATGATAGTATCAAATGTAAAAATAAGAATAGATAATTCGGATGGATCATATAGTGAACATGAGAATATACTCCCTTATGAAATAGCGGAAGAATTATTATGTTTATATATAGACTGGAAAGATAAATGGATGACAACAACTAAAAATACTGAGGAATTTTTAGAATCAGAAAAGGAATTTAATAAAAAACAATAAATTATGAAAACATTATTATTAGTAGTATTTAAAATTATTGAAGTTTTGATATGTATTGTACTAATGTGGTTAATAGCATTTATTATGTATGAATATATCCCAAGAATAGCGGAATATATAGCCGAAATGTCAATGTGGATGTATATAATTATATTTTGTATTGGAATAACATTTATTTATTTAAGTGGAATCATAGACGACTGGATAAATTGGAATAAAAAATTAATAAATAAAATATTAAAGAAATGAATAAAAATATTTTAAAAGATTTAAACAATAAACAGGCAATTATGTATATAGATGCAACGCCTGATAAAAATTATGTGCTTAGAATACTAATGGCATATAGAGAGAATTGTAATATTAAATGGTGTACCGGAACAGATGGAACATGTGATAATCCTTTATATCAAAAAATGAATGAAGATCAAGAAAAGAGGGCTAAGTTATTAGATGAAGCAATTTTAAAATTAAAAATATGATAAAGCTATTAATAAATATGATACAGCTATTAATAATACTACTTTCAATTATATCATGTTTAGTAATATTTGGAATACCAATATTGGTAATTAATTTAGTGATTAAACTAATTAAGAAAAAATAATGCGATGGAAAAAACAATAAAAGGATTAATAGTAAAAATTAACATACCAAAAAGTAAAGTATTTCGTGGATTTCACACGATTGCCAATAAAGATGGAACATATCGCATATTTGGAATTTGCGATGCAGATACGAATATGATAACTACAGATAGTTTTGAATTTGTTGATGTATTTAGCGTTAAAAAATGTAAAACCAAAAAAGAAATGAGTTTAACAAAAAGACAAATATCTAAAGCAAATACGTGGATGAAAAAACATAAAAAGTATATTGATAATATGACTAAAAATATAACATATGGTTATATGCCGTCAGAAGAAGAAGTTAATTCCCCTGAATTATGGGGGGCCCCGAATTGGAAATGGTTTAAGAATAATTTATAAATTGGATATTATGACAACAATTATACAGATATTAATTCAGGTACAGCCTTTAAATAGGTTAGGGGACACAGCAGGCCGGGCAATAGGAATAGTATTTATTGTATTCTTGATTGTAGCTATATTATTAGCAACAGGAAGTACGTCAAAAAAAAGTAAATAATTTTGTTGGCGAAGCGAACTGTTAAATTAAAATTTGAGCGAATGGATAAAGAAAGTAGATACGAATTACAATTAATAGACTGCAATTGCAATGATTGTAAATTTATGGAGCGGGATTTGGAGCGTTTTAAAAAATCGCTTGATGACCACCATAGATGGCAGCTTAACCATTTTAATATAATCAGAAATAACCTTTATAAAAAGGCAGAAGATTGGAAACGCAGAGGATTTCCAGAAAAGTACGAAATAGTTAAGCGTGAAGCTGATAAACTGAAGTTTCAGTTTGATAAAAAGGAAGCGATGATTAATTATGGCAAATGCCTTAGGTTTAATAAAGCAGTTAGTTTTATCCCTAATACATGCCAACTTGAAACGCAGGAATGTTTCGAGCATAGGCGTACGATGGCAATTATAATTTAATTGCAGCTAACGTTTATAATAAGGTGAGTAGCCGACCTTGATAGGCTTCAAATTAACACGAATGTTTAATCGGCTATTCACTTTATTGTGTGTTAGCCACAGTTTTTAATTATTATGAAACAATTAACTTATACGAAAAAAACTTCTTTGATTTTACACACAGAAGATTATTCAAATGCTGGACTAAAACAGGCTGATATTATGAAAGCAATTGAAAAAATAGACGGAGTTTGGATGGTTGAAAGATTCCCAATTAATTCAAATGTTTTAGTCCACATCAAAGGTCATTCAGAAAGTTATATCAAAGAAGTTTTTACTGATATACACTACACACTTGAAAGTATGCTACATTAAATTGTGGCTAACGGTACGGCAATATGATTAGTTGCTATACTGCAAACTTTAAAATTTAGTATAAACCTTAATAGGCAATTAATTATATTGCTTGTTGTAAATCTTTAAAAATTATGGAACATTGGGAAGATATTTTAGAAGCCATTAAAAAGTTGGTAGGTACTGATAAAGTTACAATATACTTTAAAGAGAATAAAGAAGAAGCAGAAGTTCATATAAACGATAAATATTGGGGTACTTACGATACCAAATAATTTTATTTGTTTATAACAAAGAAATATGAATCGTTTTAATGTGTGTTATACATTGTTGTACACAGTACGGTGAATTTAATAATAACTTAAAATTGAAATACAAATGGAAATTGACAAAAGTAAATTAACGCACATTGGAAGTATGAACTACATACTCCAAATATTCTCTGAAAAATATTCAGATGAAGTGACAGTTGACCAATATCAACCAAGAAAAAATAGGGTTTGGAATGGTGAAATGACTAAGGAAGAACTGAAACCACAAGTTGAAGAAACTATTGAACGTATGAAAATTGCCATAACCCAAATGCAAGAATATTTGGAAGGCAAAAGAGATACAGTTTATTACTGGGAACTTGAAAACGAAGTACATAAGTAGTATTGTGTACAACAAAGAAATATGAATCGTTTTAATGATTTATTTTAAAGTTAGCGTGAAAATAAAGAATTAGTTTGTTTATTAAACAAATAATAATTAATTTAGTATATGTTTTTTCATTGATGAAAAAAACCTGAAATAGTTTTTTCATGATAGTAATGTTTAGTTTATATTATGTTAATACCCACCTCCTGTTTTACAGGTTTCAGGAGGTATTTTAACAAAACGGATTTATGAAGGGGGCTTTTATTTAATAAAATACTACACTATTGCAGGCGCAATAGCTCCCTCAAGGATACGTTCTTGAGGTTTTTTTGTAAAATATGTTATATTTGTATATGACTTTAAAATACATATAATTATGTCACAAAAAATTCAAAGAAAAAAAGGCAGCAACAGGAAGCATGGCAGGAACAAAAGAGCAAAAGATCAAGCTATGTCAGCTTATGTCCGGGGAAAAATTACTTTTGAACAGTATTGGAAACGAAGCCGTTAAAGTAATTTAGCGGTTTCTGCTTTTATATAAAATAAATGTGTTATATTTGTATGGAACTCTAAAACACACACACGTTGATATGTTTGTAATGGTATTTTCACCAGCTAACAAACAGGCCCTCTTAGCAATATGAGGGCTTTGTTATTTATAATTATTCTAAATAAGATTTGCATATGTCATTATTAACAACTATATTTGTAGTTATAATATGAACAGTTTTGAAATCATATCAATTAATAGTGATAAAAAGAAAAGAGGTAAACCTTAATTCTAATGCATCGGTAAGAAAGATTACTGAAAGGGAGGCTATTAAATTGTTTGAATCAAAAGAAACATTAAATTAAAATGCCAGCAGGAGCCCCATACGGAAATAAGAATGCAGAAAAATGGTCATTTAAAAAAGCAGTCCGTTTATATCATGACGCTATAGAGCTAAGTAAAAAAAAAGAAACATATTATTTAAAAATAGGTGATAAAACAGTTGAAGTAGAAGGTTATAAATATGATTTCATAGGGGAAATAGCCAGGGAATTAGGGACATATCACCAAATGATCACACAACATCTACCAGCGAGATTTACAAAATTACAAAGACTTAAAAATCAATTGTTTAATAACATAGAATCAAATTGTTATGTAAACGCAAAAAAAGGTCTTATAAAAGAAGCTACCGGAATAGTAAACCTAAAAAGTAATTGGAAATGGACTGATAGAAGTAATAACACAATAGGCGTAGATGAAGAAATGAAAAAATATCTTAAAGAATTCAAATCTAAAAAACCAAATGAGTGATATTGAAACAACTCATATATTTGATTTCATAATAAATAATTATCTTAAAAACAATAAAAAGAAAATATTTGCGTTAGAAGGAAGTTCTGGGGCGGGTAAGACTTATGACATAATTCATTTTATAATGAACTATTGCCGTATTATGTCATTTGAAAATAAACGAATAGTAATTGGAAGGGAAACTTATAAAGATTGTAAGGAAACAATCATGTATGATTTTATTAAACGGTTAAAAGAAATCGAGTGGTATAATCAAGATCATCATGTTAGGTCAGATGAACAGAAATATTTTTTATTTGGCAATGAAATATCATTTACTGGATGGTCCAATAACGGACAACCTTCAAAACGACAAGATGTATTAGTATGTAACGAGATACTAGAAAATAAAGAGGAGATATTCAAACAATATAATCAACGAACGAATGAAGTGGTTTTATGTGATTGGAACCCTAAAGTTACGCAGCATTGGGTATATGATAATTTATTACATCGGCCAAATTGTTATTATCTTCATTGCCTTATGTTAGATAATCCTTATTTGCCAGAAGGACAAAGAGAGGAAATATTGGCATATGAGCCTTGGTTGCCTGGTAGTTATAAAATTATAGATCAAACGATATATTACAAAGACGAACCAGTATCAACAATAAATCAACCGCAACCACATCCTGAAAATATAGAAAACGGCACGGCAGATGAATTTATGTGGCGGGTGTATGGGTTAGGTTTGAGATCAGCATCACAAGGTATTATATTTCAAAATGTAACATGGATAGATGAATTTCCTGATATACATTATGATTATGGAATGGATTTCGGTTTTACCAGTGATCCAACAGTGATAACAAAAAATGCAGAAGATAAAAATAATATCTGGATAGAATATTTATCTTATGAACCTATAGAAACACCTGAGGAAATTCATGAATATGCGAAAGCAAAAGGAATTGAATATAAAAAACCGTTTACTGCAGATAGTTCAGATAAATATACAGGTGAAAATAAAGGAACAATCGAAATGGTAAAGGGATTACAGAAATTAGGATGGAATATAACTAAAGTAAAAAAAACACAATCTGTTATGTATTGGTTACTTTCTATGAAGCGTAAGAAAATACATATTGTTAAAAATGAATTTTATAGGCAAGCTAAAACAGAACAGGAAAATTATAAAATGCGTGAGATTAATGGTATGCTTATCAATCAGCCTATTGATAAGTTTAATCACGGGTGGGATAGTGCACGTTACAGGCATATGGCATTTAATAATTATTCCGGCATACCTCCAATTATTCGTAAATAATCAACATAAAAAATATATAATTTGTTTTTTCAAAAACTTTTGTAACTTTGCTATATATTTTCATAGCAAATGACAATCGAAGTTAGAAACGAGACAGAAGTAAAAGAACTTATTGAAAAAAATAAGCAAATACCAGAGTGGATAAGTAAGGCACGTAAATATCATAATGATTGGAAAGCGTTATTTTATGGAGAAAATTATAGAGAAAGATTAATTAAAATAGAGCATATTGAAAGCGAAAAACGGGCAAATGCAAGAAAAAAATATACTATACCAATAAAATATTTAAATCAAAAATTACTACGTCCTGTTGATGCAATCTATTCAGCAGTTGGAGGCTCAAAATATTATCCGGGAATAAAATCAGATACTACAAAAAAGAAATTTTTAGAGACAATATCTAATCTACGGGAAGGGAAATCAATAGAGAAATTCCTAGAAACGTATTGGGCAAAAGATTTATATATTGTGGACCCGACAGGATTGATATTTTTAGAATATTATAAAGACGAATGGATAAAGCCAGTGTATAAATCAACTCTTTCAATTCGTAATTATGAATGTAATGGTCAAAAATTAATATGGTTATTATTTGAACCGGAAAAAATTAAAAATGAAGATGGTAAAGATGAATCATTTTGGAGGTATGTTGATCAAGAAAAAGATTGGACTTTTAAAGAAGATGGTGATGATTTAATATTTATTAAAGAAAAAAGTTTTGAACATCCTTTCGGAATAGTTCCGGCTTTAATATGTTCTAATATTCAAAGATTAGGCATTGAAGGGAAACTTTCCCCTTTTGATAATATAAAAGAAAAACAGGAAGAATATTTAAGAGACCAGGGAATATTAGCAATATATAAATTTTTAAATGGTTTTTCTACGCCTGTAAGGCCGGGTATTATATGTCATGAATGTCGAGGTACTGGAAAAGTAGAGCATCAAAAATGCACTGTTTGCGATGGAAAAGGTGAACTGATGCATAAGGATGTGACTGATGAAATAATAGTACCAATTAATTTAAATGCAGAAACAATAAATTTCCCGGCTACATTAGGATATTTTATAACTCCTGATATTGAGATATGGAATAAATATGAAGAAACATTGAACAAGTCAACGATGTCAATGTATGACACTCAATGGGGGATGACTATTGATAAAGAAACCGAGCAGACAGCTACAGAAATAATGTTGAATGCCCAGCCAAAAATAAATAAACTAAATGAATGGTCTGATGTGGCCCAATACATGGAATGGCAATTGACTGAAATGATTGCTAATTGGTATTTGCCAAATAAAGATAAATCAGAAAAAATAAGTAATATTTATTATGGCCGTGTTTATTTGATTAGAACAGAAGAGCAAATATTAAATAATTTAAGCGATGCAATAAAAAATAATCTCCCGGATTCAGTAAAATGCAAATTGTATAACGAATATATAACAACTAAATATAAGAATGATCCCGAAACGTTGATGGAAGAATTAAAAAAGTCACAGCTTGAATATTGGCCTTTTTATACTGTAGAAGATGTAAATAATATCTTAGGGCAAGAAGCTGCACAAAAAAAGATGTTATTTAATGACTGGTGGGGATCACTTGAAATAAAAGATAAGAAAAAATCAAAAAAAGAACTTGAAAAATCAAGGGATAAATGGATTCAAAATAAAAAATTATTAACAAATTTAAATGAAAATGGCAAAAGCGAAAGTAAATCCGAATAAAATAGTTGTGGCTGATAAATATGGCATACCTATTTATAATGGAAAACAACTATTAGATCAAAAAGTATTGATCCGTAAAAACATGAAAGTAACTAAAAGTTATGTTGATTCAATCAATGAATCATCAAGTGATAATAATAAATTGATGGTTGTTAATGAGAAAGCAACAAAAGAATTGCATGAGAGATATGCAAAAAAAGAAGCAAAGCGTAAGGAATTACGTGAATTAAAACGTGTTGAAGACACAAATGTATTGAAAAATATAATTAAAGATGCAGTTGATAGTAAAGAAAATAAAGAAAATAAATAATTAAAATGGCAGATGAAAAAATAAAAATCAATTTTAACGGGGCAATGATTGAAATTGATAAAGAACAATTTTCACAGGCAAGTGAAAAAGGAGAATTAATAATTACTTCTGATGATCATATTATCAGAACGAAAGACGAACAAAAAAAATATGAAGACAACCTTACAGGAGAAAGGTATAAAGCAGGGAAAGAAAAAGCAGAGAAAGATGCTGTTAATGCTGTTGCTGATGAATTAGGCATTACGCTTGATGAAACAAAAAAAACAGTTAAAAACCTTATTGCTATTTATGCAGAAAAAATAAAAACAGATGCTAAAATTGAGCCAAGCAAGAAAATAACAGAATTAGAAGAGAGATCGGTTAAGGCCCTTAATTTGGCAAAAGAATGGGAAGGCAAATATACTGATTTGGACAATAAATATAATGGGGCATTAAAACAGCAAAGAATTGATAATATAGTAATATCATCATTTCCGGTATCTGAAAATGGAGAACGCATAAAAACAAAAATTCCTGCTGGTGACATATCTTTATTATTTAAAAATAAATATAAAATAGATTTTGATGATGAAGGTAATGAGTTTGTGGAAATTGATGGTAAAAAACTTCAAGATAAAAATCTTGATAATTTAAAAGTAAAAGATGTATTTGGAGAATTTGTAAAACCATATATGGATAATTCAACAGGAGGGGGAAAAGGAAAAGAAGGAGGAGATAAAACAGGCATAAGTACCCCGGGCTCACTAGAATCGTTTACAAATGAAATGGAAGAAAAAGGGATTAAAGTTTCTTCTATAGATTATAATGAAGAAATGGAAAAAAGAATAAAAGATGGTACTTTAAAAGTATAATTTTTTATATCTTTGTAAAAGTTCTTATATATACTTAAAAATTGTCAAAGGTATTTGGCAGAGGTTAATAAGTATTGAAAAATATTAATTAATTAAATTAAATATCTATGGCAAATTATTCACCATCGGCACTTGCAACTGCACAAGCTAAGTTGTTCGCTGCCTTTCAATCTGCAACATTGAGATATAGTATACCAAAAGTATTCTTAACAATATTGCAGAGTTCACGTAATTTCTTTTTAAATTACGACATGTTGCGTACAAACGAAAGCCGTACGCTAACAGCGTATTATAAAAAGCGCACATCCAGGACTGTTAATTCAGCTCGTTCTCACAATCACACAGGAACACAAGGCGACAGTGGTACGTTAGCGCCTTCATGGACAATTTATTCTGAAGACATAGCGCAGCATCTAAAGATGGCTGGTAATAATCTTTATTCCCTCGATGAGATGTTAGCGAATGATATTGAAAATGTTGTTGCTGATATGGCTGCAAATCATGAAAGTGTTGCTACTAATTTTCTATTTAATAATCGTAGTGGCGTAAATGCTGCTGATGGAATAGAAGGAACGTTTGATGAAGATAATGATACATTTGAAATACTTACAACGAAAGAGAAGCGAGTAGGACAAATTATTCAATCAGTCCTAAATATAAATAAATATCCAACAAACGGATTAGTTGTAGTATGTGATACTATTATGTACAATAAAGTTCAATATTATGCACAACAAGGACCAGCTAACCAGGAAAATCTTTCATTTCAATTTATGGGGGTTACATGGGTTCATGCAATTGATCTTTATGCATTAGCATCTGCCCTGGGATATGTTGAGGGCTTTGCAATAGCATTTATAAATGGTGTTGTAGGATGTTTGCCCCATATTCCCACTGAAAACAAAAATGGTATAATAACGACTGTTAATAAATATGGGATTATAAAAAATCCTGTGGATGGTTTGAATTATGCTGTTCATGAATATGATACACGTGCAGATGGTACAGGTTCTGGCGGACAAACTCAAGATGTCAAGATAGAAAGACAAGTGAGTATTGATCTTGCATTTGATGATGCACCTCTTGATACGGTTGGGGAGACAGTACTACATGCGTTTAGTTTAGTTGAAGAATTACCAGGTTAAAATGGAGGTTATTATGAAAAAATATTTTTATATAATATTAGCAATCTTGTTATTATTTGCTTGTAAAGCAGATGGACAAGATGTGTCCAGGCTTGGTAAAGTACCTGGCAATGGATCACGGGGTTATTATAAAGCTAATGCATCAGATACTGTAAGTAATAATCAGGATACTCTTGAAGTTGAATTTCTATTCATACCTGCAAGACCTGTATTTACGGATATTAATGTATATCTTGACACGGTTGTTTCATGTACACATGGTACTGATTCTGTAAAAATAGAACCATTTGGTAAAATATTTGAAGATGACACATATTCAAGTATAGGCACTGCGGTCTATTATGAAGCATCAGTAGATACAACAGTAACATTTCAGGAGCATTCAACAGCAGATTATATCAGGTATCTGCTGATACGTGTTACGCATATAGGTAATGCTTCAAGTACTGGCGTTGTTGGGCTTGGTGGCGTAAATGCCACTAAAAACAGGGATATTGAGATAAAAGAATGGTTGGGCAATTAAATGTTTAATCGTACAAAAATAAATACAGGGTTAGTGGGTTTGGTTGGATACGCCAAACCCTCAAATCCTGATTTTAATGTTGTTAATGAGACAAATCAAGCATCTAGGTCGGGAAGATATTTTACTGATAATGCTTATTGTAAGATCGAATATATCAAAGACTGCCAGGATTATAAAAATGCTACAAGGACACAAATAAACGAATTATTAACAGGTATCCAGAAAAATGCTATTATTAATGTAGTGGACCAGGTATTTGATAATGATGATCTTTTAGAACGTGATTTATTATTTCCTTATGCACAAAATAAACAAGATAACGAAATATTACCGAATGGATTTATAGGTTATAGAATAAGAAAAAAAGCAAATATAGCTTTTGAAGTAAAACGTATATTTTTTGAATTTACAAATACAGGAACTATAACAGTTTATTTATTTTCATCAAATCAAAAAGATGCATTATATGCTCAAGAATTTACTATTTCAACTACAGGTTTTCAAAGTCTATCACCAACATCAAGCTGGATTGTTGATAACACAACTAATTATGATGGCGAATATTACCTGGGTTATGTAAAAGGAAATTTAATATCTTATAAAAGAAATTATGAAAATGCTGATCTTATGGCATATTTTGATAATTTATGCATAGAAAGGATTAATGTTCCGGATCATACAGGAAGTGAATTGTTTGATTTACAGGATATAGAAGGATTAGGGGAAAACACAGGTATTAATCCAGATGTAATTGTATTTGAAGATTACACAGATATTATATTAAGAAGCGAAAATTTGATAAGCGGCGCAATTCAAAAGGCCGGACAGATAGAAATAATTAAAATGATAATGGCTAGTTTTCGCAGTAATTATAATCAACGAGTGACGAATGAAATTCGTAATAATATGTTATTTTCTATTGAAGGAAACCCGGAATTAAAAATATATGGTTTAAAAAATGAATTGGAAAGGGAAGTAAAAAAATTACGTGATGCCTTTAAGCAGAAAAAGGAAATTAAATTAATAACAAGAGAATGATAATAGCACCGGATAATAGATATGGAGTTGATGAGAAAATCTATTTAATTCAAAATTATATAGATCACAAATGTGAAAAAGATAATATTTTAAACAACTGTAATATTTATGGACAATTATTTTTACAAGAAAAAGAAAAAGGGCTGGTGTTAGAATATAATGAAAAAGAACCATTGATTGATGACCGTGTAAACTCAGTGATAGGGTTCAGGGTTTTGGAAAAGGAATTAAAATCATTTCAATGTACAGCAACTATTGATGTTATATGTACACTTGAGACAGATAACAGGGAAAAGATAGAATTATATATTTATAAATTATTGGCAATGTGCGGGTATGTCAATGAGATAATAAATACTAAAATAGGAATAAGGGATGTTTATTCAGGATTATACCAGGAGGATGTAAAATACAGGGATATTATTCCCAAACATATTTTTGCTTACACAATAACAGTAAATTATAAAAGTGATATTTGCGTTTAAAAATACAAACCCGGGGGTCGTAAATTGTGACTTTGCTGACATATTATCAGATTATGCACCATTTGTTAATCTGTTTGTAGTGAATTCGTCATTTTATTTTGCCGATGCAGATATTGAAGATGCCCAGGAATGGCGAGACCAGATAGCATTGAATAATATAATACCTATTTATAACAGTGATGACTCAGAAATCGATCATGAAGACCCCGTAAGGAACACAAATATTCAAGATGTAGAAATTGAAATATATAGGGGAAAATATAAATTTTCTTTGTTTTTTAATTATGACAACGATCTTTATAATAAAATAAAAGAGTTACACAACAAGCCAGCATATATATATTTACAGGATAAAAATAATAATATGTTAAGCATACTGGACGGTACAGACAATTTCGGTATCCGGTGTGATTTATTTGCTGTCACAAAATTAATTCTTGGAGATCTTAGTTATCCATCGGGAATGCGTATTGACTTGACAGTTGATAGTGAACAAGATTTTAATTTTACAAAATTAGAATTTAATCAGAACGCTTTGATATATTATCCTCTCCAATATTTTGAAGAAGTTGGCGAACCGCCTCCTTCTGTTAGTTATTGGGAAATACAAGATTGTTATATAATTCAATTCGGGACTTCGACAGTTTTAGGATTTTTAGTAACAGACAGTAATAATGATGAAGTAACAACTGGAATTATTTTAGCTGATGTTAGCATTATCGACGATACCCATGGATCACAAACTATTTATTCTGTTAGCTATGATACAGATCATTGGGAATTAGAATGCGATAAATTACCAACAAGTGGGTATCTATACATTGACAGCCCCTATGGGGTAATTAATTTTAATTACGATATAAGTTCATTATATCTATCAAATGGAATAGCATATCCTGCATTTTCTGATGTTGTCGTTAATACTTATGATCAAAAAATACCAAATAATTGTGAAGCATTTTCTGCTGTAACTTTCGATTACGATTATATATTTACAACAGATTGGGAACCTGGTGATCCGCAGACAGAATTAATTATAAAAATAAACATATATGCAGGGGGTGATACTGAATCATCATCAATAATAACCTTAAATGATAATTTTTTTAAACAATGGCCGCCCCCACGAACAGGATTTCAATATTATGTCCTAATAAAATATAAAAGTAATTATGCTACTGTAGGGGCAAATGATGTGTTACGAGTATGGGCTATAGAAGATGATGACAGTATTAATGCCTTTATAAATTTAGACTTAGAAGATACTGCCGGGGAATGGAAATATACAGCTGATGTAATAACACTTACATACCCCTCTGATGATACATATCGGATGCGAATTGGTATGGCTTCATTTCCAAGGCAGGGCACAGATGTTGTAATTTATATAGAATCAATATATTTATATGAATATGTATTAACACCTTAAAAATAAATGAATTATGGAATGTTTAGCAAATGTAGATGGACTTGGTGAATTATGTCAGCAAGCCACACCAATAACAGTAAGAGTAGGGGCATTTCTCACTAGGCCGGATTATGCTTTTGCTTCTGTTAGTAGTTTTATGACCGAAGCCGATTGGCTTACCGCTATTGCTGCGGGCAACATATTTCCTTTACAGTTAATCCAGGAGCAGGAAAATCAGGATGTAGAAGATGCTGTTCTTGATACTGGTACAGGAAATAAAGTTTTTCAATATGAAGGAACAAGGGGGCAAATGTGGAAATTTATTTTACCTCTTGATTTGCATAAGATATTGAAAAATCAATATTCTTTGAAAAGTTGGAGAATGTTTGAACTTGACAAAAATGGGAATGTAATAGGTACATCATCTGATGGCACTGCGGTACAGGGATTTAGGTTATCATATTTTCGTGTAGGAAAGCAGGAAACACCGTCAAGTGATACTGCAGCTTATACACCAGTTGAATTTCAAAAAGCAGATATTAAAGAATATGATGCAAACGGGGTATATGGCAACCCAACATGGATTGCATCAGATTTGTATGGTATATTGAAGGTAGATTTGACAGTATCTACAGTAACAGCGAATGCATTCACGGCAACTGTAGCTTGGTTAAGTAATTCAGAAATTGATAATTCAACAGATGCTTTTAAAACATTTGCAATATCTAATTTGGTAGCAGCGAATTTTAATGTTATAGATCAAGTAGGGGCATTGATGGACCCAGCGTCAGATTATACAGCAACAGAAAGCACTGCGACACCGGGAACGTATACTATTGATGTTTCGGTTGGAGGCTTGACAAGCGGTACATGCCAGGTGATAGCATCGACAACAGAATTATTTAAATCTGATATTGAAACATTGTCAGCATAAATGAGATGAATTTTATTCAGCTTCATACTAATTTGAAAAAGGTTATTAATAATTTTGATAAAATTGTTGATACTGTCATTCATGAGCATGAAGCTGAATTGATTGATCTCAATACAGGTCAGCTAGAAAAAGGGATAGCACCAGATGGCATTGAGATTGAACCACCTTATGCGTTTGATGAGTACGCTAGATTTAAAAAATCAATAGGTTCAAAAGCACCATTAGGGATACCTGATTTAAAATTGACAGGTGATTTTTATTCAAGATTTGAAACTAAAATAACACCAAATTATATTGAAATATCATCTGGTGATTCAAAAGCGCCAGAATTGGAAAACAAATATGGCGAAGATCAAATATATGGATTGACAGAATCAAATAAAAAAGAATTTGTTCAGTTAATCAAAGAACCATTAAAAATAATTATACAATATGGACTTACAGGATAGCAAAATAAGATTAATTCAATTAACAGCAGTAAGAAAAATTAATCATACAGTTACAAAAACCGGGGCAATTGTTATATCAAAATATTATAAAGGCGCAAATATATTAAAAAGCATTTATGAAAAAGGTAAAATCAAGATCATTGATAAAGATGGTAAAACGGTTGAAATTGTTGATACTGTTAAGAAGCCAGTCGAGGAAATTAAACAGGCAACTAAAAAGAAATCTAAAGACGATAAAACCTCACAAAACGTGCCGGACATTACCATTTAAAAAATTTTGGTTTGTAATTGAAACGGGTGATTTACGTTATATTCTTGATTGTGATTATTTAGCAGAATATGATATTGATTTATTAAAAGATTGCTGGGAAACGATAATGAGGGAATATGAAGAGCTAACGAATAAGATTGATTATAGCAATAACTTAAAAAAAATCAATTATCATTATAAAAAAATAAACGATCTCAATATTTTAAAAGGGTCTTATCTTTTAATGAGAATGGGTAATGTTAAGTGTTTAGAATATTTAAAAAGCATAAACGTGAATTATGATAAGATCAGTGCAGAAAATATTAAAAAATTAAATTTTAAAATATTAAGTATCCAGACAAGAATGCAGATTGAGGGAATACTCAAGAAAGAGATGAGTAAAAAGGAAAATGTTTCATATGAAGAAATGATTATATCAGTAGAAAATGCATTAAATAGAAATTTGAGGGATAATATAACAGTAGCTGAATGGGTTGCTATAGTCAAAGCAATAAACAAACAAAACGAAATAATAAAAAAAGATGCCAGGCCGTATAGAAAAAAATGATATTATCAGTCCTGAAATTAAAAAGGAATTTATTGATATTGAAAAGGCATTAGTAAGCCTAACAAAAATATTGAATAATACAACTAAGGCGGCTGTAGAAATGAAAAAAGAGTTTGATAGCGGGGCTAAAACACAAAAAAAAGTTTCTGAGCGTATTAATAAAGTATCAGAAGATGTTAATAAATTAACAAAATCAGAAATTGAATTACAAAAAATAGAAAAACAAACATTAGATATACAATCAAAAATAATTGCTGAACGTACACATGAAGCCAAAATATTAGAGAATTTGAGGCAAAAGAGAAAAGAGCAGAAAAAAGAACTACAGGATGAAATAAAATTGAAACGTGCCAACGCTGCACAATCCCGTGTATTGACAGGCTCGTATACAGAAATACAGAAAGTATTAGCAAATAATATTATTAAGTTTAAAAGCCTCACGAAAGCTGAACGTGATAATAGCAAGGTTGGTAAACAGCTTGAAAAAGATATAAAAAGACAAACTAAAGCGTTACAAAACTTGGATTCCCGTATGGGAAGGTTTAACCGTAATGTTGGACGTTATACAAGTGCCTTTAAAAACCTGTTAATGGCATTTGGTGTTGTGGGTGGCGTTATGGCATTTGCCAGGATAATAACAAGTATTACAAAAAAAATAGTTGAATTTGATAAAGCACAAAGCTCGTTGGCTGCTATATTGGGAAAAACGAAAAAAGAAATCAAAGATTTAACAAAAGATGCTAAAAGATATGGTGGAGTAACTGAGTTTACAGCTAAACAAGTATCTGAGCTGCAGACCGAGCTGGCAAAATTAGGGTTTACACAAAATGAAATCAGGCAATCAACAAAAGCAGTATTGGATTTTGCAAGCGCAACGGGTGCAGAATTAGCTCCTGCGGCAAAAGTGGCAGGGGCGGCACTAAGGGCATTCGGTTTAGATGCTTCTGAAATGAACCGTGTTACCTCTGTTTTAGCAGTAGCGACAACAAAAAGTGCCCTTTCATTTAGTGATTATGAAGCTGCGTTATCTACAGTAGCCCCGGTCGCAAAGGCTTTTGGATTTCAGATAGAGGACACGATAGCGATGTTTGGCAAATTAAGGGATTCAGGGTTTGATGCCTCAAAAGCAACAACAGCAACACGTAACATATTATTGAGTTTAGCCGACACTAACGGGGTATTGGCAAAAAAACTTGGCGGGTCTGTCAAAACCTTCGATGAATTGATTGATGGATTAAAAAAATTAAAAGTACAAGGTGTCGACCTTAATGAAACATTGCAAATGACGGATAAACGTAGTGTCGCGGCATTCAACACGTTCTTAAATGGTGCAGAGAGTGCACGGACATTGCGAAATGATTTAATTGATGTCAATGACGAACTAGAAAGAATGGTTGAAACTAAACTGGATAATTTAGCAGGGGATATAACAAAATTATCAAGCGCATGGGATAAGTTCATTACATCGCTTGAGGATGGACAAGGGTCGTTAGCAAGAGCCAGTAGGGGAATTGTACGAATGATGACTAATATAACAAGAGTAGCAACAGTAGCGTCGATGGGAGTTAAAGAACTATTAATTGAGGAAAATATAGAGGAAAATGAAAAACAGGCGAAGCAAAGATTAAAATTATTAAAAGAATCAATATCGGGAATAAAAAGTGAAGAATCACAACTAGGGGAGTTAAAAAGGACACAAAACGCTTATAATAATAGTCTAAAAGAATGGAAACAAGAATTAAGTGAATTAGAATATAAACTGGCTAATTATAGAGAAATTAGAGGTAAAAAAGCACGTGAAAATGCAAAATCAGAATTATCGATATTGACATACAGAATTATCCCAATGGCTGAAATATATGTTGATTTACTACAATTGGAGATTGATAAAACGCAGGAATTGATAATTAAGAAAAATGAGGAAAAGGATATTGAAGATGAATTATTAGCGCAACGTGAAAAGATAAGCATGAAAAGATTAGAACCTCTTCCTTCACGTGGCGTAACGGTTACCCCTGAAACATTAGAAGAAAAACTATTAAGGGAAAGAAAAAAATTACTAGATCAGGGTGAAGAATATTACGATCAATATACGACCAATGTTTTAAATATCTTTATTGAATATTACAGAGAATTGCTGAAACAGGAAGAAATGAGTATTAAAGAACGTACTGCGCTTGAAACAAAATTGGTTGATAAACAGATCGAACTACAGGAATATTTATTAAACAAGAAAAGGGAAGCGGCGGAAATTGAAAAAGAGATCGACAGGGCTAAAAATCAGGCAAAAGTAGCAATAGCCAACGAGACATTTAATATATTAAAAAGTTTTGATGATCGTGGACTTGATAATTTAGAAGCAAAAAAAGCACTTGAACTAGAAATAGCGGGGAATAACGCTGGTGAACGTGAACGGATTGAGAAGAAATTTGACCAGGAAAGACGAAAAATATTAAGGAGACAGGCGCTCGTTGACAAAGCACAGGGAATATTTAATGCAATAATAAACACAAGACAATCTGTGACAAAAGCCCTGACGTTACCAGCTCCTGCTAATTTGATTGTAGCTGGATTAATGAAAGTATTAGGAGGTTTGCAAATTGCTGCTATTGCTGCCGTGCCTATACCAAAATTCAAAAAAGGGACAAAACATTCACCTGAAGGTTTAGCGCTAGTTGGTGAAGAAGGTAGTGAATTGATAGAATATCCTGGAGGCAAAAAGGCAATAACACCTGAAACGAGTACAATGACATATTTACCGAAAGGTTCGAAAGTTCATCCAGCAGCAGAAACAAAAAAAATAATAACTAATCTTTCAGATCAAAAATTAGATGAATTAATAAAAGAAACACGAAAAGCAAATAGCAGGAAAACGGTTGTTAACCAGACTTTAATTACGGATAGCGGAATGAAAAGAATAGTAAATGATAGTAATTCATACGTTCATTATATAGATACTTATTTTAGAAAATGACACAATATAAATTTATATTAGATAGTACTGAATTGGATATTGCCCCGGCTGGTTGGGATAAATTAGGTATCACGTATATAAGGAATGAATTTTATTGGTCGGTTGCCCGTAGCCTGGTTTTAAATTTAAGATTTCCGTTAAAAGATGGAGGTGGTGGATTAGATATATTAGATGCTTATGATACAGATGGAATAGAAGCCTCGATGACTTTCGAAATAAAAGAAAGAAACTCACAGACAAATGACTATGATACTATATTTGACGGCATATTAGATTTTAATCCTGAAAGGATAAGTATTGATTATGATAACCTGTTTTTTGAAATCGGTGCTATTGACGGGAGTAAAGAACAAAAATTTTTCACACGTGATGAGTTAGAACTTGATATAAATTCACTTGTTTCTGTAGATGGTGACACTATGACAGATTACGGGTTTACAGCAGAGATAGAATTTAAAACAATAAATATATATTTAAATGCATATGCAACGGGTAGTGTTATTGATGATATTACTTTAAACAATGGGAATCAACAGGAATATTTAGACCCGTCAATTACGATAAATTCAAATATAATCGGTACACGGGTAAGCGACACAAACCCTATATACACGAATAGCACCGCATTTGACACGGTTGTGACACTTGATATGGCGGGTAATTATGATATTGATTACGATAACCACCCGGATATAGAACAAGCATCAACAGTAATGCGTTTAATGGTAACTGTTTATAATTCAGGAGGTACTGCGATATATACGCCAACTCAGTATTGTGCCCATACATTATCAGAATCAGGATCACCATTTACGGGTAGTTTTGATAAAGGTGATGCATCCCCTTATTATGAGTGGACAGTGCCACCCGATGGATATATTGAAGTAAAATTATGGTTTTCTCGTGGATGGTATTTATCTAATCCGGATAATGATATTGATATTACCTTTAATATTACTCAATTAAATATTTATGAACAATCTCCCGGAAAAGAAGATACCGATGTGAATGGATATGCTATACATGATGCCCTTGTAAGATTAATTCAATTAACAACGTCAGAAGATACCCCGGCAAATATCTTGCTTGCCAATCCTTTGGGTTATTTGGGTAATACAAATTTTGTTTATTCTATCCTAGGTCAATATCGTGATTTATTCGTAGTTTCTGGATGGAATTTAAGACAATATCCTGATAAACCATTTAATATATCATTACGACAATTATTCAAGACAATAGATGCATTAGCATTTTTCGGAATTGGCTACGACAGAATAAATGACAGGTTTTATTTAGATCATAAAACAGCATTTTTTGATGATTCAACTATATTATTTAATCTTGGTGATATATCAGGATTAACAAGGAAACCAGCTAAAGAACATTATTTCAATGAAATATCATTCGGGTATAATGAAGATGTTGAATATGAAGAGTTACAAGGGGCAAATGAATTCAATGTCCCATGTGTGCATTCGCTAAAATTAGCAGTTAAAGAAAAAAAAGATTTACGAACGTTGATTAATGGGGATACTGTAGGGATGGAGTTGGCAAGGAGACAGCCTTATGACGAATACCCGCAAACTGATACACGTTATGATGAGCAAATATTTATAGTGCATGCAGGATTTACAGTATTTAATGACCCTTCAATTTTTACATATCATGGAGTGAACACTACGGATGGATTTCAGGGATCGAACGAATATTATAATACGAAATTTACACCCCGGGAAAATTTAAAACGCTGGTCAAAATATATAGGTGTCCCTCTGTGGTTATCAGATAAAGAGACTAAATTTGTAAAAACACAAAAAAATATATTTATAGAAATAAACGGTGAATCAGAACTGACAGGCCTTACAGCGTCAAACATATTAGGTGATCCGCTATTTTTCCCGGAAATATATGAATTCAAAGCGCCATTTACAAAAGAACATATAGATGCTATAAATGCAAATCCGCACGGGATTATACAATTTAGTTCTAATAATATTGATTTTGCAGGTTTTATTCTTGAAATACAGGGCCAGGGATATGATAACATGGCAACCTATAAACTTCTTAGATCACCCAGTGTTGACAAAAATTATTTGTTTGAAGATGAAACTTTGTTTAATTTTGAAGAAATAACTCAATACGAATTTGATTAAAATATGGCATTACATTTACCAGATATGAACCCTTTAAGATTTCGAGAAACATCGAATGATCCTGATTATTCAACTCTATGGCCTAATTATCGAAATATAACACAAAGGGTTAATAATATACCGGGGATGTATGCGACACAATTTTTTAAAGATCATATAGTAAACAGGACAATTACCATTCAATTTGAAGAAACAACATCATACGATCATAATATTACGGTATATAAATATAATACTGCTGTTGAAGTATATCAGTATTATTCAACGATTTACGGTACAGATATTACCCCTTCGGGATGGATAAGCGGGGATATTTATTCATATGAGTTTACACCGACTGAATCAGGTGTCTATTATATATTATATGAAAGCGGCGGTGTTCAGTCTGATGAATTCGTTGTACATTCAGATATTTTATTAAAAAAATATCTTGTTGAAATAAGTTTTTATAATACTATCAATGATTATGGAATGATTTTTTATGATGATGCCGTTTCAAAATATACAGGATTGACATTTTTTACAGGTATATTACAAAATTATGACCCTCGAAATGAAACATCAGCATATACAAATGATCGTGGAGGAGAAGAAATATTAAAATCAACGCCCATGCATGCTGCAACATTAACACTTACTAATATACATCATAGTTATATAGAAAATATAAATTTGATTTTTAGTTGTGACAGAATAGAAGTAAATGGCATTGATTACTCAAGATCAGATCCGCTGGATATAGAACCTCTTGAAAAATCTGATCTTGTGAACATTAAAATAAAATTAGTTAAACGAATAACAAGTTATTATGCCAGTACTTAGCAGCAAAATAGGGACAGGGTTTGAAGCTACAGACCCAACCGATAGTTATTTACATATTATCTTATCAGATGGGTTTGGCGGTTATGAAAGTTTTGTGATAAGTTTAGCGAATTTTCAAAGTTTATTACAAGCCGATATAGATGCTGTTACAGCAATAGCAGGAGAAAAGGCTGAATATTTGTCGCAAAGTGCAAATTTTAATTTCAGTTATGATCCCGGGACAGTAGTATTATTTTTTATTATCCAGCAAATAAGCGGCACTGTTGATGTTGAAATTGGTTCATCGGCAGGAACAGGGGATATAGTACCAAGAACATCATTTGCATCAGGTATTGAAACATTTACAGTCAATAAAACCTTTTCGGGTGCATTAACAATATATGTTACCCGACATTCAGGTACATTTAATTTATGGGCAAAAGTAATTGAAGGATTTATATAAAAATTATGAAAAAGAAAATTTTAATATTAACATTTACAATTATTTCATTATTTCTATTTGCAAATAATGGGGTATTTGATAAAATAGCCTTAAATGGCAATTGGTTAACCGATGCTGAGACTGGAGACACTATTGCAACTGTTGAATGGGCTAAAGACACGTTGGATAATTATGTGTTAACAGTATATTTGACTGCTAATTATTACACTAAATTAGTCACTATTGATAGCATAGAAAGTAAAATACAACAATGCCTTGATACAGCTAAATTAGGTGTTCTTGACACAACAGCAACACCTGTAACAAATCAATTAGCTATTTTTACAGCAGCTAATAAATTAAAAGGCGAAGATTCATTGATATGGGCAAGCGGGGAATTTGATATAACAGGTATTGTTGACATTTCAGATAAATTGTTAATAGGAAACATGGACGATCAGGGTATGTTGTATATAAAAAGTGATACTGTTAAGAATGACACATCTATTATACGCACAAATGATACTTTATTAATTAAAGCTGATGGTATCAGGATGATGGTTGATAATTATTCAGGATCAGGAAGGTTTAGGGTATACAGTGATGATGGTTATGAACAATATTCATCATATAACCCATATTTTGATTTATATGCAGCAGCTAAAACATTTTATATAGACAAGTTAATGTCTAATGACAGTATGAAATATTATTTTAATATTGGAAATAATGCTATTAACTTAGGTGTAGGTGAAGGGCATAATTTAGCGGTACGACAAAATGAAACTGCAAGATTACAAATATTTGATGACACAAAGGTAAATGCTAAATTATACGCAGGAGATTCAGATGAGCAATTTTACGGAATTTACATGGATAAAGATTTAGTATATCTAGGTAATATAAGTACTTCGGATCATGATACATTATTAAGAATAAATTCCGTTGAAACAAAAATATTTAATGATTTTAATATTTCCGGGCTAACAACTGGTAGATTACTTTATAATACTTCTGGCACTTTGACGACAAGCCAGGAACTTACCTTTGACGGTACTGATTTTTATGCTGGCGGCGTGGCCGGGATAGAAAATTTTGCTGTTTATCCTGATTATTTTACTGCCAGTTCAACAACATCATTTCAAATATCAACAAACGATGGAGGTTTAGGAGGTAATATCACGATAACATCAGCAGGGATAGAGATAGAAGCAGATGATGCGCCTATAGTGACAGATATTGACCATCTAAAATATAGCATAAAAAACGGAGCTGACACGTTGGTAAAAATATATCCTGATTCGGCTGTTTTTTTCAAAAACATCATTATAAAAGGAAATTTTATATTGGACGGCACAATCGAACATCATCGTTATGAGGAAGCAATGTTTACACATCCTGATTCAACTGTTACAACATCAGCAACTACGACATGGCAGTTTATAGGGGATGGACAGAATAATAAATTTACACATATAATTTCAAATGATTTTTCGTTTAACGGTGATACTTTACAATTTGATCAGGATGCTTCAGATTTGAGGGATTCTATAAAATTCAGGATCCACTACTCATGTACAAATGCAGCATCGAGTGTAAATGAAACAATATATACAGGGATTTTTGTTAAACATACAGGCGGTGAATATATAGAAATACCACAGCTCACAAGTACATCAACAACATCAACAGCAGGTATCTATTATCCCGGGCCTGTATGTACAGCGATGCCCATATGGCTACAAGACGGAGATAACATACAGATAAGGATAAAAATTGAATCCGGGACATCAACGTTAAGCACTAAAAATTTTAAAATATATATGTATTAAAAATAAAAAAAATGGCAGATAAAATATATATAACAAAAGGTTCAGATGAACAACCAGTAATGCGGATGCCGAAAAAAGTCGGTAGGTTCTGGTTTTCGGATTCTAATTTAAGCGATGTGAAATGCGAGTTGGTCGACAAAGATGGTAATTCTATACACGAATTTACAAAGCTCGAAAGTACATTAGTCCCGGTAACGGTAAGCTATGACGACAATGATAACATGCAGTTGACAGCAGATGATGACACTGATTATTTTACAGTTTATATATTGGGGTCATATACTACCAGTAGTGCAACGGGACAGGTAAGGGCGAAATATACAATTATATGGAACAACACGAATTTTGCAGATGACAGCACTAAAGATAAGATAATATGGGACGACACAGATTATTATTTAAAAGCTAATGCATAATTTTAATTATGACATATTAGATAAATTTGATTTTAATTATTCTATAACTGATGAATTTTGTTTTAGTTATCTAATGACCGATGAGTTTGATTTTAATTATGACACGATAGACCTTAATCCGGATGCATCAGACCAAATATGGTTATTCGAGGGAGGGTATTTTCGCCGGGACGGTATTTTTATCCGGGGCGCAACATTTAATAGAAATTGACATGAAAAAAATACTTACATGTATAGGCTTGTTATTAACAATTAATTTATTTGGACAATATTCTGCACCTGATTCTGTTTATGATGACAATGGAAAAATAAGGGATTTAGAATTTAACGATAGTGCTTATTTGTTCCAATTGAAATTCAACGCTGGGTTGCATCATATCAATGACACATTACCTAATATGATAAGTGATTCAACACAAGCGGCAAATGACGCTTTAAGTTATCATATTGATACTATTCTATTTGATAATTATATTCCTTTTGATGATATTAATTCTGTTATGATTGATACACTCACTGATGATATTATAATGTTACCCGATACTAACGGAAATGAAATACCAGGGGGGAACTGTTTGATTTATCTCAATGCCGGAGCTGGAAATTATACGCCAACGTTTTATGGTATTCATAAAATTTACGGGAGCTACGATTTTGATTCAACAGCAAATGCGTTAAATGTAATAAATACATTTTACGATGGTAAGAATTATTGGTATCAAATAATTGTAGAAGATACAAATGACTTTAACGAATTAGATGAAACAGCTCCTTTGATAGTATCCGGCGAAATTGAAAATGATAATCCTGATATTATTATTCTTGTATATAATGAGAATTTAGATGAAACAAGTCCGGACACTTCAGATTATATGGCAACGGGTTCGGTCGTGGGAACAGATACTATTATAGATGTGACGGTTTCAAATGATTCTGTATATCTTACTGTTCAAAGTAATTTTTCAAAAGATGAAGTTGTGACATTAGACTATACACCTGGCACAAACAAACTTCGTGATCTTGTGTGGTTTAATAATTGTGCGCCATTAGTTGAATATAATATTACAAATAATATTGGGGGAGATTTAGTTGGTTTATTTATTTATGATTTCACCATAGACACAACAGTTACTCGTGATGAAGATTCATTGGTAAGTAATGTACAATCAATTATAAATGATTATGATTGGTATCAGTCTGTTGGTACTTATAAACCTGTTTATAGTGATGATAGAGATATATTAATAAGTGACCGAACAAATGATTTACTTTGGATGACTCCGCTTTTTGATAATGATGGTGAGTTTACTTTTGAGATTGTTATGAATCATAAGGGCAATAACATGAATTTAATGAAAGATGTAATAAATAATCGTCAGATATGGATACGAAGATTGACAAACAATTCATATATGTCAGATTTTGATTTTATTAATTATCTTGGTATTAATACTGAAACAACTTTTACTAATAGAGACAGCGCAAGAAGAATTTTTGGAGAACATATAACGCATGTAATAGGATCAACAGATTCCATATATGTATATATAGATGGTTCAGAAGTGTTTGGTGAAGCCATTGCAATGAGCGGTGAAGAATCAAACGAAAAAATACTAGGTAATACATATCTTGAATTTAAAGAATTAATGTACGTTCGTTATGATACGAACTTTAATAGTGTAAGTCAGGTTTCAGATAGGGTAACTGTTTTGCAGGATTACTTGAGCGGAAATGCTGCACCTTATGCCACCAATATTGCGCTGGATGATTTGACCCCGGATGTGACCGATGTAATAACAGTAAGTTATGATTATAATGATGATGAATCAGATACGGAGGATACCGGAGAAACATTGTACACTTGGGAGAGAAGCTTAAATAACGGAAGTACATGGACAGCATATTCTGCGGTTGGTGATGAATCATCAATGACAGTTCCGGGTGCTGCATCTGGTTGGTGGTTCAGATGTAAAATATGGGTGTTTGCACAAACAGGTAATTTATCAACAGGAATAGCATATATATCAGATACAGCAGTAGTTAATTAAGATGAAAAAATATTTATTCATATTACTTTTATTAACACCTATTGATGTGGATATATCATTATTAGAATCATCTAATAATATTGAAACAATAACTACTATTAGTATATCACAAGATGTTAAAGCGGTAGACATATTACCTCTTTCTGATATTATTTATGAAGAATTTGAATATAATCTGATATTAGGACAAAGTAACGCTGTGGGGCGTGGTGAAAATACTAATTTAATCGAAGGTTATACCTTTCCTTTAACAAAAGTATATCAGTGGAAATATACACAAGAATTAGTAAGGTATAATATAACGACAGGCGAATACTACCCTGGATTTTTTGAAGTTGTTGATCCTAGAACAGATCACGGCTTTGATGCTTACTACTTTCATGATGTCTCTCAATTGACAGAAAAAAGAATTTATTCAGTAAAAATTGCCCTGGGAGGAAGTGGCATTTCACCAACCAAGCAATGGTGTCCTTTAACAAACGGCTTTATGCTTGGCTGGCTAAGATGGAATATTCAAAAAATACGTGAATATCATTACCCTGCAAAAGTAATTTTCAAACGTGTGATCTGGTCACAGGGGGAAGCTGAACTAGCCAGTGGTTATTATACGCAATATGCAGATTTATGCGCTGATGTATTTGATTATTTCAGAATGGTTACGGGAAATAATGAATTAGAATTTATAATTATAAAAGCAAGTGATAATCAAACGTATTACGGAACTAATGCAATAACAGCTTTACAGGCACAACAAGATATATTAGCAGCAACATATCCGAATTGTATTGTAATTAATACAGATAATTGTGAGGTTAAAGTGGATAATATTCATTTTTCAGCATTAGGATGTTGGCAGATTTCACAAAATATACAGGATGTTAAGCCAAATTTATAATGAATAAGATGAAAATATAGCAAAATGGATACTACTCAAATAATATTAACAACTGATGAAATAACAGCTTTATATAATGAATAAAATGAATGATATAATTAGAATAATATTGTTTTTTATATTTTTAGGATTGCTTATTTGTTGTAAGCCAATTGAAAAAACAATAACATTTCATAGCGATATGATAGGACATAGCGATCCTATTGTGATTTATACAAGTAAAAGAAGAATTAAGAAGATAAAAAAGAAAGTTGAGAAATGCAATATTAAAGCTATAACATTTGATCGTTTTGTCTATATTACTAAAAATATGATCGAATGTGACAGCACAATTTTAAATAAAAAAGAATTAAAACAAATTAAAAATTAGAAATTATGACAAAGAGAATGATATTAAAAATGGTTTTAGTAGCATTGGAGGACATGGATGTCCATGAACTGGAAACTGTAAGGGAAAAATTAGATGAATTGGATAACAAGGTTGAATCAAGGGGCGGTAAACATCCACCTCCACCAGGAGGGGGCTGAAAATGAGAAAACAAGCGATAATTAATATATTGTTTTTATTTATTATATTTGTTTATCAATTGTTTAATGAATATACAGAAAATATGGTCATTAAAACAGAAAATAATATAGTTAAAACAGATTTTGAACGTTTGGAATTAACGATTAATGACCATGTTTTCTCTATTAATAAAACCGAAAGAACAGTTTCTAAAATAAGCGTATTTTGGAGCGTTTTCTTTTACACATTTCTTTCGGCTTACTTGATATTTGTAAATATTGAATTATATAATAACGCATTAATAAAGATACACAAATATGTTTTTTTAGCAACAGCGATATATTTCGGATTTTTTGGTATTACTGAATTGTTCTGCTTACTACCCGGGTTGGAACTTTATCAAAATACAGTAATAACACTTAATATTTGGTTATCCGGAACGGTATTTACTGTTGTTTTATTATTAATATTAACCTATAAATTTCATAGTGATGACTGGTAAAGTAAAAGATTTTATAACAAAATGGCTGGGCTCTGTAGTAGCTGGAATTATGGTAGCAGGGTTCGCATTTTATTTGGGAAGCAAAGCAGAAGATAGAGCAGAACTGGATAAAAAGATTGAATCAAAAGCTGACAAAATAGTGATGGAAAAACTTTTGGAAAAAAAAGCCGATAAAGATGAATTCGATTTATATAAAGAAAGTCAGTACAAACAAGATGAATTAATATTACAAATATTGCAAAATATAGAAACTAGTCAAGTAGAAATGCAAAGACAAATAAATGATATGTACAGGCTTAAGTTTGAAGTGAAATGAAATATATTTTTATAATAAGTTGGTACGTGGTCTGGAATGTGACAATACCATGTGATGATTCAGGGGCAATAAAACGGGTCGATGGTAGTTGTTATAAGGAAAAGCCGATTTTAGAAAAAGAATATTTTTCTAATAAAACAGAAGCTATGGATTATGCAATAAAATTACATGGGAAAACACGTTCATTTGACGGGTATATAGGTATTAAAGATATTAATATGGATAGCGTACATGTGGATAGCATTAATTTAATAGAAATATTGAAATGAATATAATATTACATTGCTCAGATAGTTTTTTTGGAAATGCAGCTATAATAACTAAATGGCATGTATTGCCCAAACCTGACGGTCGTGGGTGGTCGAATATTGGTTATCATTATCTTGTATTGAATGGTAATCTTTCCGGTAAAGTATTTAATAAAAATTATGATGGACATATAGAAACCGGCCGGCCATTAGATGATGATAAGATAATTGAGCCATTCGAGTATGGAGCGCATACAAGGGGCATGAATTATAATAGTGTAGGTATTTGTTTGATAGGGCAAAGTGGTATTTTTACAAAGAAACAATTAAGATCATTGGAATATTTGTTAACGGGTTTAAGGCAGCAATTTGACTCTTTGCAAATAACACAACATAGCGATTGGGACGAAAATAAACCGTTGTGCGCTGGATTGAGCAAAGAATATATTAAAGAATTAAATGACATGTATCAATGAAAGAATCAATTACATATATATTAGTAGGAATTGCTTTGATAGAATTTGTTATAATAATTTTGCTTATAAAAAATATGGGTGATTCCATTAATATTAAACGACAAGTTCAAAGGAATAGAAGGTCGTCAAACAATAAGCAGGAATATAATTCAGAAATAAATACAAAAAAAAGAGAAGGAATTTTTAAACGTTTAAAAAACAAAAAAAATGGAAAAAATTGAAATTATCATTGGAATTGTTGTTGCATTGCTGGGATTTTTTGGCATCGCAACAGCGTTAATAAACAAGCTTAAAAAAGAACTATTAGAAGCTATTGAAAAAGGAATTGAAGCAGGAAAGAAAATTAATCAAATACGTTCTGCAAGTAGTAAAGGAGGAAAGAAAATTACAATGGAGGAAATCGAAGAAACTATGCCTTTATTATTTGACACTATTGCAGAGATAGTTGATGTGTTTGAAGTAATCAAAGAAGCATTAAGCAAAAAAAAGAAATAGTTTGGGTTTTCATAATAGTGGTTTTAGTACCCTTGCGTAGCGATATGCAGGGGTATTTTTATTTAGTCTAAATAAAAATTATAATAAAATATACATAAACATGTAACATTT